GCAAATAGCTATTGGTGCAGGTGGTGGTGGAGGAAACGGCTCCGCGTCTGACGGTGGTGCGGCAACAGCTGGTTCAACGGGTGGTACTACAACAGTTTCTTTTTTATCTTCTCGTGGAAATATAGTTTTTGTAATTGGGGGGCTTGGTGGTGGCGCAGGCACTGCTACTGCTCCAGCTGGTGGTGCAGCTAGAATAGCAGCAACGTGGGGATATCATACCGTAAGTGCAATGGGCGGCGTTGGAGGATCTGGGGCTACTTCTAAGCCCTCCAACGTATCTGTTGGTCATCCTCAACAAACTCAAATTTTATGGAATGGCGGTGGGGGTGGTGGTGGATTTATAAATTCTAGCGGATTAGCTGCTGCGGGAGCTGATATTACTTTGTACAACGCAGCAGTATTTACTACTTTTGGAACTCCTGGACTCGCTAGATCTACAACAATTGCTACTGGAGGGACAAATGCTGGAGTGGCTGGTCAAAATGCTCCATTTTTTAACATTTGTGGTAAGCTTTCTCCTGGCTTTGGCGGCGCAGGAGGTGGAGGGGCCGCACTTGGTAGTGCTTCAAATGGAGGTAGAGGTTATCGTGGCGGTGGCGGTGGTGGAGGAGGCGGTTCAAAGTCTGGAGTTACTGCTGGAAATGGAGCTACAGGCGGCAACGGTTATGTATGCATTGTAGCTTTTGAATAATGCTTAAAAAAAGTTTAAAAGATTTTTACCCTACATCTGAATCAAATGGCTATGGTCTTGAAAAGTCTTTTAAGCGTTTTAATTTTTTAAAAGGCATTGACTTTAACTCTGTTCTTGACGTTGGTTCTGGACCGTGTTTATTGCATCAATGGTTAATTAAGCACCAAAAAAATGTTGTGTATGAGGCAGTAGATATTAGAGAAGACTCTACAAAGTTGTGTAACTGTAAGACCTATACAAGCATCCCTCAAAATGGATTATATGAGCTAGTATGTTTGTTTGGAACTGTTACATTTAATATCAACCATGATGAAAATGAAAATAAAAAAATATTAAAATTGCTTATTAGTGATTGCATTAACAAATCATCTAAATATGTAGTTTTGACCGTTTTCAAAGATTTATCAAAAAAAATATTTCCACACAGTATTAATAAGCTTCATGTACGTTTTTCTAAAGAAGAAATTTTTGAAATGTTTATACATGAAAAAATCAAAGAAGTCAAAATTCATGAAAGAGATGATTTAGATCGTGATGAATATTTTGTTATTGCTAAAGTTGATTAGTTTTTTGCCGATATAGTTTTACTATGGCAAAAAAGAAAACAAAGAAAACGTCTCAGTCTACAGTGGAGTCAAAAGATCCTGCACAAAGAAAAGTAATGATTGCTACTCCTGCATACGATGGTAGAATCGATGCTTGGTACAATCATAGCTTGCTCTTAACTGAAAGAGCTTGTGCAAAAAATAACATCTTGATAGATCCAATTTATGTTTGTTATGATGCGCTTGTTGAAAAGGCTCGTAATGACCTTTTTGCGTATGCATACGAAAATAATTATGACGATTTGGTGTATATTGATGCAGATATATCCTGGGACCCACAACAGTTTCTGAGACTTTTAAGTCACCCTGTTGATTTTGTTGCAGGTATTTATCCAAAGAAATCTGAGATTGAAGACTTTCCAGTTAATTTGATTGGTGAAATTTCTATTCAAAATGGACTAATGGAGGTTGCTTCTGTCCCAACTGGATTCTTGCGTCTTAGCAAGAATGCTATAAATATATTATGGAAAGCATGTCCTCCATATACTATTAGTCAAGATCCCAAAGTGTTTAAGCATGTTTTTCAAACTGGGGTGTTAGGTGGAAGATATATTAGTGAAGACATATTAACATGTCTTAAGTGGAGAGAATTGGGAAATAAGGTTTATTTAGATCCATTTATTTCTGTTGCTCATAGTGGACATCGTACATGGCGTAATAATTTTATGGACTTCTTAAATAAAAATGCAGTAAGAAATGTTCCACAGTCTGCAGTAGCTGCACAAATTTCTCAAGTACAACAAAATTCTCAAGGACAATAAAATAGTAAAAATAAAGTAGGTAAAATTATAGTTTTATTTTAAAAAACTATGTGGAATATATATATCACATAGTTATTCCAAAAAATCAAGCAACTAGAGTAAATGATTGCTTTAGTAAACTTTGTAAAACTAAATCTAAACCTTTTATTTTAAATTTAGCAGCAAAAAGTGTTTATAAAGCCACGCATGTGGGTGCTTTTGGAATTTCTGAAGAAGAACTAAAGATATTTGAAGTTGTTCTTCAACTTGATAGTCCCGGTGTTTTTTGGTGGAAAGTATCTTCAAAAGATAGTCGCTTGGATGACTGTAATGATGCAGATTGTTTTGTGTATTTAGGCGAAAAACTAGAATACAAGCAATTGTTTAAAAAAGCAGGCTTCATCTATTTGAATCAAGAAAATGAGTAAAGCAGGAAGACCAAAGAAAAAATCTGATCTTTTTTTTGACCTTGAAGGTCTTAAGGAAGCAGTCAAAAATGTTCCAGTGACAGCATCTGATGCTGGTCACGTTCCTAGTATTATTGAATTTATAGAGTCTGACAAGTATCTTGGTCTTCCTCATAGAAAGCCTACTTCAATTGACCTGTACCCATTTCAGCGCATCATGCTAAAAGCGTTTTATGCTGGGAGTATAGGTAATCAAAATATTGGTCTCTCAGAAGAAGAGCTTGCTTTATGTAAAGAAAATAATTTTGAAGATGAAGACACAAGTGATATTTTTATAAAAAAAGACAATGGTATAACAAAAAGTGAATTAGTTCTTGTATGGGGGCGCAGAAGCGGCAAAGACTTTATAGTTTCAATACTTGCTTGTTACGAGGCAGCTAAGCTTTTAGAATCTCCTGAAGGTGATCCTTACAAGCTATATAATTTAGGGTCAGGTGCTCCATTTACTATTTTGACTGTTGCAAATAGCTCTGCTCAGGCTCAAGTTCTTTTTAATGAAATAAAAGATAAGATTATCAATAGTCCATATTTCGCAGACAAAATTGTTGCTTCAGGCATTCTTGCAGACCAAATACATCTTCTAACACCAGCTGATAAGGTAAAGAACGTTGAGCTCGCTGCTCGAGGACTTCCAACAAGTCCTGGGTCTGTTATTATCAGATGCGGTCACAGCAATTCTGACTCTCTCGCTGGTATATCTTGCTATTGTTTGCTGCTTGACGAAATTGGTTTGTACAAACAAACTGCTGGCAGTAGCGGTGGTGAAAGTATTTATAGAACGCTTGCACCTGCAACTGCAACATATGTTCGCAAAGAAAAAAACATAGATCCTTATGGCAATGAGAAGCTTCAAGATGTGTATGATGGCAAAATAATATGCATTAGTTCTCCACGCGGTAAAGAGGGTGTGTTCTATGAGTTATATAGAAAAAGCTCTTCTGTATCTCATCGTGTTATGTGTAAATTGCCAACTTGGAAAGTAAATCCAAATCAAACAGTAGAGCTTTTGCGTGAAAAATTTGCTAACATGACTGAAGAAGAGTTTATGATGGAGTTTGGCGCAGAATTTAGCGGCACTGCTGGTCAAACATTCTTTACAAGAGATATGGTTGAAAGATCTTTTGGTAGTAGTATAAAGCTTAGGGATCATGGAGAGGGAGGCTTTAGCTATTTCTGTCATTTAGATCCAGCAACATCTTCTCACAATTATGCATTATGTGTTTGTCACCGAGAGATGTTTATTAATCCACAAACAAATAAAACAGATTTTAAAATTAAAGTGGATCATTTAAAATATTGGCAACCTAAAGAGGGTAAGCCAATATTAACAGAAGAAGTTGATAATTATATTATTGCATTAAGTAAAAGGTTCAATTTTGAACTTGTTACATTTGATCAGTGGAACTCTCAGCACAGTATTGATCATTTGAAAAAACATAGTGTTCCAGCAAAAATGACAAGGTTTACAAAAAGATATAAAATTATTATATATGATAATTTATATGATTTATGTTCAGCAGGTCGTTTAGAAATCCCAGATCACGAGTTGCTAAAAAATGAAATGCTGTATTTGCAGCGAAGATATACTCCTACTGGATATAGAGTTTTTGCTAAAAAAGACGGTCTAGTAAAGACTGATGACCTTGTGGATGCATTGGCTGGAGCTGCATACGCGTGTATGCATGATAGTGTTGTAAGATTGCCTCAAGGAAGATTGGTTAGTTTATCAGTAAATCCAGTAGGAGAAGGAGTGGTTTTTAGGAGTATGTCGGGTGTGCCTATAGGTCATTCTCTTCAGCAACAAAAATGGAGCAAAAGGTTCTAAAATGTTTAACTTAAAAAAATGGGTCAAATCGTTGTTTGTAGAAAATTCTCAAGTAAAAACTGCAAGTCTTGCTTCAGATCTTGAGCAGCACAGAAAAGATCAGGGTACTGGAGTGTCTGAAACTCCAGAAATTGCAGAAAGCATTCTTGACAGGGTTGAGTCTTCTGATGGAGATGCAATAATTGAAAGCAAAATGAATAAAGAAAACAAGTCTGATTCTCAAACGCTAGAAGCTCAAATGGAAGACAAGCTAAAATATTCTGTTAGAAAAAATGATAACGTTAGAGATGAAGTTCCTCGTATTAACATAGCCACTGAAATGCATGATCAAGCTTATCGTGACGCATATGCAAAAGCTGAAAAAAATCTAACTAAACAAAAAGATCTGTTTGAAAAATATATAGGTAAAAAAGGTTCCAAGCAAGTTCCTGGCAATGTTGCTTCATCTGCTTCTGGTTTACCTAATTCTCCAGATCGTTTTGTTAATATTGAAGAGTCATCTTCAGTTAAATCTATGCACACAATTGGCGATCTAGATTCTGTTAAGAAACTGGATGCTGCAGCCTTTTATGTTGCATACAAGGCTGCATCTGCAGGCAGAGAGTTGAATGCGGAAGAAAATACTTTAATAGAATCTATTATTAGTAAAAAGAGAGAATTGCTCAATACATGAAAAAGATTGCTAGAAGAGGAACTGGGTGGCCTGCAGCATTTGAGCATCCTCTTGATAGAAAAGATCCGTATAAGCGGTATGTTGGCCCTAACTCTGGAGAGTCTCCTAAGCTGACTAGGCTAGGAGATCAGGGTTTTCCAGACGAGGCTCCAGATGCATCTGGTTCTATTGGAGGTGCCAGCATTTTTGACCACGAATCCCCGCACAAGCATCCATGGACTGATTTCGATCCTGATGACCCATTCGAATCTTTTGTTGATAGAGACCAGGGTAGACTTCCATATGGAGAGAGTGGCCAGGAATTGAACTTCACGACTAATGACGGCCCATTATCCAGAACGTTTAGAATATTTACCTTAATAGCTGACGATAATAGAGATAGCAAGCCTGAACAGCTATCTGGTAATCTTGCTAAGAAAAGGATAAGTAAACTATGAGATTTAAAACAACTGAAAAAATTGCTGGAGAGATAGTCCTTGGAGGTTTAAACCTTGTTTTAAAACGTGGTGTATTTTTTGACCTCACAAAAGACAAAATTGGCCATCATGAATTAGTATGGGCAATACATCATGGGTATGTTGAAGCTGTTGATCAAGATGCTCAAAATGCTGCTAGCGCAGAAAAGAAAGTCTATACTAATAAGTCTAGAAAGATTATAGTTTCACAATTTTTGAAGCGTCCACTCAATTCTGGAGACAGCATTGTATTGCTGAAGGATGATCCTACATGCGTTGAGCTTGACAAGCTTGTAATTAGTGGCTTGCTGGTCTGTGAAGGGGTTGCTTCTGAATCAGCTCCTGCTGCTGCTAAACCAGCTTCTTCAGAACAAGTAAAAAAATCTACTGAAAGTAGAAAAAGTTTTAAGAAAAAGCCAGCTGCAAAAAAAGAAGATAAAAAGGATAATAGCTCAGAATCTTCAAAAATAACCTCGGATGTCCAGTCTACTCCGCTCGTTTCAGAAAAGAAAACGATCTTTGTAGGCTCAAACAACGAGGAGCTTGATCTTTGATCAAATTAAATTCTGATACATTTAAAAATAAAATTAAAAAAGTAAAAAACAACAATAAGAAAAAGTTGTGTCGTTATTTTACTTTACTGTATCCCAAGGAGTATGCTTCTGACTTAGTTGGAAGAAAATGTAACGATGCATGAAGCAAAGCTCCAAGCAATACAGGTAGAGTTAAACTTTTATGGATATGCCATAAATGGTTCTGAAATCGCATCTTTAGAAAGTAATTATTCAGAGAACATAGATTTATTTTGTCAACGACTGACTGATATTCAAAAAGATCAATTAAAAAAATTAAAAGAAGAGTGGGAAAAGGTAGAAACTAATGTTAAAGCAATAGCTGGTGGCATATCAGTGCAGGGACTGCGTGTTTTGCAAAAATGTTTTAATTACATTAAAAGTAAAAGTCAGCATGCAGTTTTAAAAGACAGATCCTGTGTTAAACACATTAGAAAACTTTCATGCTTAGCTGCTGACCGTATGAGTCATTCTACTGCAGAACAAGCTGCCGTTGTGTTATCAAAAATTGAATTATACGAATATAACGTCAAAAAATTAGGTTACATAAAGTATTTAATAAAATCATATTTAAAATATCAATCTGCTTCTCAAGTCAAGATCGCAACTGGTGTTGATATCAATTCCTCCATACAAGGGCCTTATTCAAACCTAGACCTGCCAATGCAGGAAAGAGTTTTTAGATGGAGTGATGTTGATGAAGAAACGTATGCTAGACAAGACGCAAAACAAAAGCAGCGTAGGTATCAGATGGGCTTAGAAGACAATTCTTCAAGCGATGCTAAAGTGGGGTTTTATTGGCGAGAACTAAGGAATGAGCCTTATGCTTTTCGTTCAGGTTCTGAGGAAATGGGGTATGAAACTTCATATCCATATCGTGCAAATCTGTGGGGTAATCCATGAAAAAAACAAGTCAGTCTTCTCTTATTGATTTTTTAGTTAATAATAAAAGTATTAATGTTAGTAATTTAAATGCTATTAGCATATACTCAAAACAGGCAAAAAATCTCTATTCTCTTTTTGTTGCATCTGTTAATGGCGAGTCAAATATTAAAATAGCAAAGCCAATGAGTATGCACACGACCGATTTTGTAGAGTTGCAGCTTGCTGGCTTGATTAAAGGGGATGTTAATAATGCAACAGTTACAGCAAATGGTGCTAAGCTTTTAGAAAAAATGATACTTTCAGATGACGATTGTACATTTGCACTTAAAACTAATGTTGGTTCAAGGCAAATGGGCAAATTAAGTCAAGAGAATTTTCAAGTACCTAAAAGAGGCAACTCAATATTTAGATCATGATGCATTTAAGTTACAAATATAACAGCGAGAGAGATAGGGTTTTGTGTTTAGATTTTTTGCGGCACAGTGGTTTTTGGAATGATATTGAAATAGATGTTTCTAGATCTGTAACAAAAAGACTTGTTATTTCTATAGAAGATGGCGATGTCGATGATTTTACTATAAGGGCAAAGTACAAGGGTTTTAAGTTTAATGAAATCGAGTAATACTAAAAAAATCTTTGTTGAAGTTGCTAAAACGCCTGATCAAGTCAGTCGTGGGCTTATGTTTAGAAAATCTTTAGATAAAGATAGTGGGATGTTATTTGTTTTTGATCATCCTAAGCCCTTAAGTTTTTGGGGCATGAATACTTTTATGCCTTTAGACATAGCTTTTATAGACGAGGGTGGAACTATTCGCGACATAAAAAGAATCAAAGAGCATGATTTAACGAGCGTTAAGTCGTCATGTCCATGCAAGTATGCTTTGGAGGTAGAGGACGGATGGTTTAAGTCGAATGGCTTTTCTGTAGGAGACTATTGTGAGCCGTTGCTTAAAAAATTTGACAACGCAGTCATAGTTGTAAAAAATATTAAAACTGCACAAAAAGAAGAAAAAGAAGAAGAAAGCAATGATGCTCCTGTTGAAGACGAGAAAGAAGTTTTAGAACAAAAGCCTAAACAAGATATTAAAAAACCATTAGTGCCTGAAAAGCAGAAGCCTGTTATTGTTGCTCCTGTTTCTGCGCCAGCTCAACAAGTTGTTTTAAATATTCCTAAGTTTGGTAGTGTTTTTGAAGCATTGCGTTGGTCTATGAGCAATAATCAGGTAATGAGAATAACATACCACACAGAAAAAGGTCATACTGTAACAAAAGACATTGAGCCTCATAGAATATTTTTTTCCAGAAATAGTAAAAGACAAGTTTTAAAAGCATATGATGAGACCGCAGATCATCCAAGCCAATATATTATAATGAATATAGTTTCATATGGCTTTCCTGGAAGGAAGTTTCTTCCTAAATCAATATTATTAACACGGAGATAGTGTTTATGATTAATTTAATAAAAGATATTATTTTGACTGCACAAAGTTTAGACGTAAAGGGTCTTACCAAGCATGCTTCACAGCTTGATGGTATTGCTGAATCTTTGACTATGGTTAAACAGGCTCAATATGATGGAGTTCAAGGCTATTGGATTCGCAATGGTAGATGCTTTGACAATTGCTATAGAGAAAAAAGGACTAAAGAAGCTAAGAAGAGCGCTCAGGAAATTTGGACAGAATGTCATTCTGAGTGGGTTGATTCATTGATGTCAAATAGTTCAGAATGGGATAAGTATGCAAAAAATGACTCAAATTCTTTAATAAAAGTTGCTAAATCAGAAACTACAAATGTTTCAGACGAAGTTTTAAAAACTGAGATTCAAGAAAAAATAGCTTCAGGCTTACAAATTTCAGACGCTGTTCCAATGACTGTTGCTGAAAGAATGTTTAGTATTCCATGGAAACTTGCTCAAGTAAGCAATGAAGTTGTTGAAATAGCTCGTGAAGTTTCGGAAACAGATCCAGCTATATCTGAAAAACTTTATGATTTTGCAGATCAAATTCGTCAAGAAAGTTTACATAATTACAGAGACTGCCTTTTATCATAAAGGAAAATTTATAAATACTAATTAATAAAAAGGACCATTTGGAGGAACAATTATATGCAATTCTTTTCTAACAAAATTTACGTTAACGGATCACAAAAGTCATTTCAAGATTTGATTGATGGAGTTAAGGGTAACTCTATGACAAAGACAGCTTCTGCCGCTGAAGCACCTGTGAAGGAAGCTGGTAAAGAGGCCATGATGGAAAAGACTACTAAGGGTGATAAAATGCCAAAGGAAGTTTTAGAGCACTTTAAGGGTAAGTCTGGAGCATCAGGCAAGTCTGGAAAGTCAGGTGAGGCCAAGAAGTCAGGCACATCTGGTAAGTCTGGAGCATCAGGCAAGTCTGGTCTAACTGCAGCTCAGAAAAAGCTTCCTGCTGCACTTCAGCAAGCTATTCTTGATAAGAAAAAGGCAGAAACTGAAGATCAGGGTCTCAAAATTGCTAGTATCGAAAAGGTCAATGACAACGAAGTTGTTTTGACATTAGCTACTGCTCATGAAGCTGGGTGGGCTCACGCAGAGACAAAGAGTGAAGACGGCGAAGAAGTTGTGATAGATGATTCTGAAGAAAGCAAGAGCGGTAAGAGCGGTAAGAGCGGTAAGAGCGGCAAGGAGTCTTGCTGGTCTGGCAAGATGGCTTCAGAGCAGCCTAAGTTTGTAAAAATCGCTAATCTTACTGAAAAGCAAAAATCCCATTTCCGCAAGTATTGGGACAACGTTTGGCCAAAGGATTTTATTGAAGCTCTTTTGTCTGTTCAAAACTAAGGAGTTTTAATATGGCTATATTGCCTGTAGGTATTAGAAAAGAAATGCAGACGCAGATGTTCAGGACGGCGCAAGTAGCGCCTCCTGAACCTGCTTCTGCTTATATGCAAGGCAGTACGCCAGCTCCTGCTGTTCCAGTATCTCCTGCTCCTTCTGATTCTGAGCCACAAACTCTTGATGATAAAAACATAAGAGATTTTGTAACAGATATCTTGGTAAATCGTCTTGGAGTTCCAGAGCGAACTGTTGATAAAAAACTAGAAAACCTTGTTAGCTATTCTATTTCTTCAAATGGTGATATGAATGGGTTTTTTATTATTCCGGTTCATACTGGCCAAAAGAAGGTTTCTCTTGCAGAGGCCAAGCAGATTGTTTCAGAATTTTGTACCGCATTTAGTGTAGAATGTGAAATTGAACACGGTAAAAATTTTAAAGTATCTTTTAAAAGTGTTCCAAAGACTGATGTTCAGGAGCCTACTGAAGAAGGTAGTTTGAAATTTGTTCCTGATGAAAAAGGAACTGTGCAAAAGAAGGTTGCTTCTAGTATTTTTGCAGAGCAATTTGAAATGAGAAAAACTATGCTAGCAGATACTTTAAAGAGATTGGGATATACAAAATGATTTTTAAAAACAAAGACGCTAGCAAATCTTCAATTTTTCAAGACACTGCTTCGCAAGAAAAAAGCACGCCTGTTGACCCAGCTGTGTTGGAAAGTTTTTTTAGAAAACAGACAAGTAAAAAAGCTTCTCAGTCTGATGGTACATTATTAAATAATAAAATTACTAGAAGTTCTTCTTCAAGTGATGCTAGCGTACCTTCTGACAATTATGTCGGGAAGTATTCTTCTAGATCTATATTTTCTCCAGAATCAGTGGCTACGGACAAGATTACTACTTTAAAGTCTCAGGCTCAATCTGAATTTTTGCCTAATTTAAAGCAAAGCGTTTCAGAAGAAATTGCAGAAGATTTGTCTAGGTTTAAAGGTAATTTTTCTCCAGCATCTAAGAACGCTGGTTCTCATGGTCATGTTCGTAAAGATCGTGTCAGTATTTTTGACAAAGATGTATTTGAGAGAATTGATGATAAAGTGCAGGTTGAAGAAAAAGTAGCTGCAGTAGAAGAAAAAAAGATATCTAAATCTTTACGCTCTACTGATATAGTTGATTCTTTATGGTCAAAAATTTCTTCTCCTCAGCCTGAAAAATCTAAGTCTTCTCGAGAAAAAGCAATAGACAAACTTTTTGGAGATAAAGATGCCTAAATTCAATTTATCTAAATTTGCACAAAAGCAGATAGAGATGACTTCTCCTCCTGTAGTTCAGGGGGCTGAAGAGTTTAGCGATTTGGAAATGACTAAGGAGCCACAGTCAGATGCTGGTTTGCTTATGTCTCCTGGTAAAGATATTGATACAGATATCGAAACCATATCAGTTCCTGTGTTTGAGAATCATGTACAAATGTACGAAAAATTAAAATCTTTTTCATCTGGAGATATTAAGTCTTCAATGAATTCTGCATGGAATGAATATTTTTCTCAATCTGTCGGGTCAACAGAAATAGCTGACGACTTTAAGGCTGGACTTTCTCAATTTTTTGAAGTTCCATCTGATTCAGAAGATGCAGTAGATATTGCTAACAGACTGTTTGATATGTACGCAAAAATACATCCACCAAAGAACGAGGAAAGTGAAATGGACATAGCTACCGCAAGTACATTGCATGTTATGAAAATAGCTAAAGAAATTGCTGCTTCTCAAAAGAAGCAAAGTTCTTCTCAAACTTTTAATTTAACAAAGACTGCTCAGCATAAGAGTATTATGCATAGTTCTATTATATCAGGCCCTAGTCAAACTTCTTTGAGTCCATTTAGTAGAGATATACAGAGTGGTCTTCATCTTATTGAACAAAATAAAGGTTTTGGATTAAAAATTGATGATGTTTTAGATATTGATTTTGAGGCAATATGGCGTGGTAACGTTATGGATAAGTATAATTCTCCATATCGAGACGAAGAAGGAAATTATGTTGGTGGTTACATTAACAGAAGATTTGAAGTAAATCGCAACATCCCAAAGGGTAACAATTTGCAATTGCTTCCAGGTACTCGCAGCCGTCCTTGGTTGCCTCAATATTCAACACTGGAGTCCAGAATGGAAGTTTTGAGAGGCAATGAGGACAAGCTTGTTAATCCAGCAACATTTAATAAATTGTCCATAGGTCCATTTAACTTAAAAAAAAAGAACAGTTGAGTCTTAAAACTGCTGCCGGTCAAGGGTCTTCTTCATTTAATAGAGCCCTAGACCGTGCTTTCTCTTTTATGAAACCCGATAAAGGTAATATATATTCTAGACAGAAAAAAATCTGTCCAGTATGTAAGTCTGACAATTCTGCTGATTCTTCTAAAAATCAGAATAAATGCGTTAATTGCGGGTTTGACTTAGGTAAAGTTCAAGTAACAAGAGTGTAAAATAAATGGCAAAATCAAACGGTAAAGAACAGGAAATAAACAAGACTGCCTCCAATGAAGTTTTTGATGGACGCAAGTACGCTAACTCTGCAGCTGTATCTTTGCCTTTGACTAAAGCAGCTCAATATGTTGGAGGCAGCGCTAGTACCATATTTACGCAGCCTATGTTTTTTAGTCCGCTGCATACTCCACAAAATTGGCAGATTGCCAGTAAGAGAAAAGAAGTTTACCAGTGGGCTAGATTTTATTATGAAAACGAGCCAAAAGCAGCAGCAGGCATAGATTTTTATGCTGGCTTTCCAATGAATGGCTTTAATTTGGAATGCAAAGATAAAAAAGTACTAGCTTATTTTGAGCATTTAACAGAAAAACTTAATCTTGAATATTGGTTAAGAAAAATTAGTCATGAGTATTTTTTACTCGGAGACGTTTTTGTATTTACTGAAATAGAGTGTCCTGTCTGTCGCGGTCTGGGCCATCTTCCCAACGGCAACATATGTAATCACCCAGATGGTACAATTAAGCGTTTGTTGATTTTAAATCCAGATTTTATTGAGGTGCAGAACACGCAGTTAGCAGATGAACCAACAGTTGCTCTTATTCCAGATGATGATTTAAAAAGAGTGGTCGCTCAGAAAAAACCCAAAAATGTTTATGACCGCATTCCTGATTCGATCAAAGAGTACGTTTTATCAGGTAGGCCAATTCCTCTTAGTCCAAGATGCATAAGTCATATTAGACATAAGGGTTCTCCATACGGAACTTATGGAGAAAGTCTGTTGAGAAGATTGTTTACCATTATATCTTATAAAACAAAATTAATGACAGCTAACTGGATTATGGCTGAAAGGCATATATTGCCTGTTAGAGTTGTTAAGGTTGGAAACGCTGAACGTCCAGCTTCTGAATTTGATATTGCAGATGTTCAGGGTCAGCTTGCTGCAGTTGCAAACGATCCTAATTTAACTATTGTGACTCATCATGCATTTGAAATGGACTTTATTGGTGCTACTGGCAAAATTCATGACATATCCAATCAGTTAGAAATGATTGGTAAAGAAATGCTTGATGGATTGATGTTGCCGCAAACTCTTCTTAATGGAGAAATGGCTGCATATAGTGCAGCAGCAGTTGGTGTTGAAACTTTGATACGTAGACTTGAAACTTGGCGTATGGAACTTTCGTCTTGGGTTGAGAAAAATATATTTTTACCAGTCGCTCAGATGCAAGGTTTTGTTGACACTCAAAAGAGTAAGTTGGTAGGGGACACTGTATGGTTAACTCCCAAAATTAAGTGGAATGATTTGCGGTTACGAGACAATAGTCAGTATCTGCAAAGCTTAATGCAGTTGCATGATAAGGGCCTCATATCTACTCAAAAGCTTTTAACTGAATTTAACATTGATTTTGATCAAGAAGTTAATAGGCTTCGTGAAGAGCAGATTACTGCAGGTAAGGGCGGTCAGGTTCTTGGCGGTGCTGGAGATGCTGGCGGCGGCATGGGTGGTTTAGATTTAGGTCTTGGCGGACCTCCCGGTGGTGGCGGTGGGTTAGATCTTGGTCTTGGCGGCGGTGGCATGCCTCCTGGCCTTGCAGGGCCAGGTCCTGGCGGCGCACCTGGAGCAGCACCACCACCTGGTGGCGGAGCTCCTCCAGCTCCACCTATGGGGGCCATGGCTAGCGACGAAAATGATGACATGACAAAGGTTGCACAGCTTTCTCTAATGAATGATCCCAGTCAGCAATCTGTAGATCCATCCATGAGAGTCTACAAGAGAGGCAAGCAGCCAAAACAAAAAAAATCTGATGAACCAACAGTTGAAAATAAGCAAATATTTTTGACTAAACCAGAGCAGAAGCTTTTCAGCATCGTTAAGTCTCTTAATGTTCCATTGAGATTATTTGCTCAATATGAATTTAAGGTTCCAGGTGAGCAAAACGCATATCTACTAGATTTTGCCTTCCCGGATATCATGCTAAACTTTGAAGCAGATGGAGATTTTTGGCATTCTGATGCCAGTGCCGTTGAGAGAGATAAGCAGAGAGACATGAAGTTGGCGAGCATGGGGTGGCGTGTGGTAAGAATTAAAGAAAGTGCATTAAATACTAATGTTGAATTAGTTACTCAAATTATTGTGAATAATATTAAAGACACTATTGCTCAGCGTAAAGCTTTAATGGCCAAGCGTGCTAGTGTTAATGCAGAAGATAGTATTTACTATGAAGATGGAGATGAATTAAAGATTTCTTACCAAAATTTGATTTATGATAACAGTGACAATTCATAATATATTCCTACATTGAAAAGGAAAAATAATATATTTTATCAAATGAATATGTTACAAGGCTATTATGATCAAATCTGCTGCTAAAAGAATAAAAGATAGAAACATTAATTGGCGTGAGGCTTATTCCGAACGTACAGCACCTTTACACAAGCGTTATACTGAGCAGGTAGGTCCCGGTTCATATCGCAGATGGGAAGGTCATGACTATACTACAAATAGTGACTATTATGTTGTTTGTAGTCCTGCGCAGACTAAGTATGGCGAAAAGGCATATTTTGCCGGTATTAAAAAGTTACCACCTCTTGCTGTTAGAGATGTAGTAAAAACATATTCTCCTTATGGAAAATATTTTAACAACATGTCTTCTGCTTTATCTTTTTTAAAAGAAAAGTATGGCATACCATGGCCAAAAGGTCAAATTAATTACACCACAGACCATATTCAAAATATTGAGATACCTAGATTTGTAAAGGCATAAAAATGGATAAATTTACAATAACAACTGAAAGACAAATAGAAGCTCTTAACGTCCCATCTAATTGGGATGAAATAAATCTATCTCCTATTACCAAATTTGCTTCAAAAGAAAAATCATTTGAGGATCACGTAAAAGCAATAGATCTTGGTGGTTTTGATATTTTAGCAGCTATTAAAGATAATCCAGATCATTTGTTTGTAAAAGTTTTTGCAATTAAAAAAGATGAAGTTAATGACAACGGAGACTATTTTAGTGAAAATGAACTGAAAAAAGCTGCTAAAACTTTCATAGGTGTTCCTGTATTTGTAAATCATCAAAACGATGACGTAGAAAAGGCACGTGGTAAAGTTGTTCATGCTTGGTGGGATGAAGATCGTGGAGGTATTTATACAATTAATATGGTTGACAAGGTTGCTTATCCACGCTTGGCCAGAGGCATTGAGGCTGGATACGTAACTGGAAGCAGTATGGGTTGCAGTGTTAAGTACAGTTGCTGTTCTGTTTGTCACACTCGTGCTGCTAATGCTAAGGAATACTGTTCTCATATTAAAGAGCGTAAAAAGAAAAATTTTACTGGTGAGCATGAGTGCGAATATCATAAAAGTGCAAATGCTGGAGATGAACCATGTCCTGTTTGTGGATGTGAAAAGGGCAAGAAGAAATTAAACAAATATGCAAGTCAGCAGATTTTTGAACATAATTACGGTGTTAAATTCATAGAAGACAGCTTTGTTGTTAATCCTGCGTGTCATGATTGTCTTGTAAGTGACATTATAAATCCAACTGGGTTGCTTAAAAAGGTAGCTGATCTTAGAGAAACTCTTGCTAAAATTGGCACATCAATGGATAGCGATTCTTCTTTTGGCATGGAATGTTCTTCTGGCCAGTGTAGTCTTCACAAGGCTGCTGGAAAGCAAGAAATTAATGAATTAAATGATGCCATGAACCAGCTTGAAAGAGTTGCGCGTTCGATGATGGCTCAAAAAAGCAAGGTAAGTTTAGAATATGTGTCAGACATAGTTAAAGTTTGTTCTGATATTCAGAAAATATCAGATGAATTAGTTGAAATGGGCTATGC